CAGCGCAGGCAGCTGAGATCGCCGCCAACACTTTAAAGACTGGCATCACCACAGCGCAGGCCGATGAGATCGCCGCCAACACTTTAAAGGTCACTTACCCCAGCGCAGACTCCTCCAAGTTGGCAGGCATCGCAACAGGCGCAGAGGTCAACACGATTGACAGTGCGGTAGCGGGCGAGCCATCCGGCAGCGATCTAGTCCTGAATGTCGTCAGTCTTACTCAAGCAGAGTACGACGCTGGCACACCAGTCGCTACTACATTCTACATCATTACTTAAAGTATGGCTTTAGCACTCGGCAGTTCATTGGCGAGCAAGGTGTATCTCGGAGCAACCGAGGTCGCACTTGCATATTTGGGCGCAACGCAGGTATATACTAGCTCTGCTTTTTCGGCAGAAGCACAGGACTACTTCGACCGCTTGGACACTGCGGGTGATACTACATACGTTGACTACAAGCAGCCACTCGCTAACTACATTGATAGTCTAGTAACGCTTGGAGGAGCTTACTGGGATACGATGGAATCCTCCACGTCCTTTGTGGGTGTAGGTATTCAAGGTATCACAGTTCCGCTTAGGGATGGGATGACTGTCCCTACGCAAAATAACTTTGTTGCGAGTGACTTGAGTCAGTTGACTGGACTGAAAGGTGATGCTTCGACTAAGGTTATTGATACGAATCTATTAAGTAATGACATTTCTCAGAATGACGGTTCATTATCAGTGTATCAAACTGAAGCTGTAACGTCTGGAAATTATACGGCTGGAAGTGGATACAATGGAGGTATAGCCGGTGGAGTATTTCTTCGTGATCTGGGATTTACCATTCAATGTTCTGTCCACGGAGGACTGGTATCAAATGGAACGGGCTGGGTAAGTGGACTAGTCGGAGGAAGTCGATCATCTTCAACTACTCAAACCCAGCGAACAAATCAAACGGACTATCCGTTTTCTAGCACCTCATTAGCTCCAACTACAGATGTAATTCGGGTGTTCGCAGCTGGAACCAGCCCTAAGACAGACCCACGACTAGCAACCTATCACATCGGCCCTGCACTCAACCTCGCAACCTTAGAAGGTCTGCAAGACACTTTACTTTCCGAGATCCGTACAGCGCACACATTTGTAGCTGCTGCATCTTATTTCTCACGCCTTGTAGCCGCAGGTGACACTACGCACGTAGCCTACAAGCAACCGCTGACGAATTACATTACGTCACTTGTTGAACTTGGTGGTGCTTACTGGGATACGATGCAATCCGCTGCATCCTTTGTGGGTGTAGGTATTCAAGGTATTACTGTTCCTCTACGCAGTGGGATGACTGTCCCTACGCAAAATAACTTTGTTGCTGCTGATTTGAATCAGTTGACTGGTCTAAAGGGCGATGCATCGCTAAAGTATTTGGGGACTGGAGTAAATGAAGGATCATTGTCTCAAAACGACTCTTCCATATCTGTATACCTAACGACAGATCGTGACGTAACGACCACTTCATCATACATTGGCGGAACTATTGGAGTTTTTGCCATTATAGATAATGCGACTGGATTTAGGTCAAGGCATATGAGTTCGTCACTGCAGACTAATGGAACATCAACTGCTGTTGGTGGAATTATTGGCATATCTCGTGACAATTCCAGTGATTACGATTGGCGTGACGTAGACGCAAGTGGAACAAATATTGATACATCAACAAGTCAGGGCAATCTTGCAGTTGAAGTGTTTGCATCTAATGGCGGAAGTTTTCTTTGCTCGGCTCGCCTAGCAACCTACCACGCTGGTCCTGCACTTGACCTTGCTACCCTAGAAGGATTGCAAGACACCCTAATCACAGAAATCGCAGCAATTTAATTATGACCCCATCAGAATACCTACTAACTAATCCTACGGCTGACGAACACAGCTACAACTATCTGCTGATTCCTGCAGAACTGCGGGACTCAATGATCGCAAAGCAGGACACCTTGACTACTAGCAATCATATCAGCCCAGTGCTGTTGATTGACGGACGCTACGGTGCTTGCTGTGACCTTTACACAGAGGTCGGCGTAGGCGGTATCTACCACGAACTATGGGAGCTGCTTGACCAAGCTAAACTGGATGAATGCGAAGTCGTAGACAAGGCTGCATTCCTAGCACTGCTACCACCTGAACCAGAAGAGGAAGTATAATGCACGACATTATCTACAAATCGACCATAGGGACTGGGGGCTTTATTGCCACGATCGAACTTGGAAACATCAACGAATTATCTGGCATCATTGCCGGCCTGGCAACTTTTGTATATATGACTGCCGCCGCATTTAAGATCATTAAAGAACTACGCAACGAGAAGGATTGAAGAAAAGCCCTCGGGGATTAACCTATATGACACCTGAACTATTAGCAATGCTCGGCGGCGGTGTAAGCGGCTTTGTAATGAAGATGATCGCGGCCCAGGCCGACAATCAGGCGCGACTCTTTGAGCGTATGATTGCCCGACAAACCGTTGCGGACGAATCCGCAGACAAGGCTGCCGCCCGTGGTGGTGTCTACATGCGCCGCGCTATTACCTTTGCAGTTATATTTGCGATCGTCCTGGCGCCCTTTGTTTTTGCGTTTACCGGTGTCGGCGTTACGATTCAGACAGAGTCGAAAGGCTTCCTGGGATTATTCAAAAGCTTAGAGTGGGCCACAGTGCAGGGCTTTGTCATCCTACCGGAGATTCGGCAGACTGCGCTCGCGATCGTCGGCTTTTACTTCGGCTCGTCTCAGGTGAAATGAGCAAATTCGTCAACCAGCTGGATGCGCGAATATCTAAGCAACTGCGCGGTGATAAGTTTACCCGCGTGGCCATACTCAATAATGATTTATTCTATCAGTCAGATATCGCTGGAGATATACTTGTGCCGGTCGGCTTCGCTTCCGACGGGGCCAGCGTGCCGCGCTTCCTGTGGTCAATCTTTCCGCCTTTTGGCAGATACCTAGAGGCCGCGATCGTCCATGACTGGTTCTGTGTAAAACACAGTGTCGATAGCATCACCGCCGCCAAAGTCTTTCGCGAGGCGATGGCCGTCTGCGGCGTCCCAGCGCATCGCCGTATCAAAATGTACTGGGCCGTGCGCATGTTCGGCCCCAGATTCAAGCAGCGCAAAGATTAGTCGGTGCTCAGATCACCAAAGAAGCGCCGAGCTTCCGCCTTTGGCACCAGCGTGCCGAGGTAGCTCTGCCAGAGTGTTTGGCTGTTGCGGTGTTTCAGCACCAGCGCCGTGCGCTCAGCGCTTCGATACGCACTCATGTGCAAAGTACAGAAGGTGTCGCGGGTGGTATTCTGCGCCCAGCTTTTATGCTTTATCTCTTTGAGGATCTTGGCCTTTAAGCCTACGACCGGCGCGCGGCCGTCGTCGCCATTGCAGCCATCCCACTCACGCGGATAAGGAGCTGCGATGTGGCCAGTGCGGCTTTTACCGAATTGATCTTGCAGCAGTGGCTGGATCAAAGCCCAGAAGCGCGGCGGCACGTCGTCAATGCTCCAAGCATCCCCAGTCTTAGTGGCGCGCGCAGGAATGTAAACACGGCCCAGCTCAGGTTGGATCCATTGCCACTCAAAGCGACCCGCCTCTGCCGAGCGAAAGCCCAGGAAGAAGCGCAGCGCAAAATGCGCCAGCCACTGCGGGCGCTCGCGCTCGATAACGGCCAGCGCCGCATTTGCCTGGTCAACTGTAAGGGCATGTTTATCACTGCGCCCGACCTTTGGTAAGTCCTCGACAAACACCTGCTTGATCGGACTGCTCGCCAACCAGTGGCGCCTGATCGCGTAGTTAAAGAAGTTTTGCAGCGCGCCGCGATAGTTGGTAATCGATCGCGGCGACTGGCCCAGGTCCAATATCCATCTGCGCAATATCTCGCCAGTAAGGTCTGACAAATCCTCCTGGCCAAATACCAGCGCAAACTGATGCAGCCGGGTGCGCAGGTCTTGGACATGAGGAGTCGCAGCAGCATCCGGCGCCTGACCGCTGCTCGCATGCTTAGCTACCAGAAAGCGCTCGACCGCTTCCTGCACGCGCATGCCGCCCGATGTGGGATGATGCAGCGCCCAGAACTGGGCCGCATCTGTATGGCTAATGCTCTCAGGTAATAGCGCCCGAGCCGCTGTAACGTCCGCATGTATCGCTCGCGAATACGACAGCGCCTCGACGCCTTGCGCGCGCTCCAGTGCCACCAGTTCCGCTTTGCGGGCCACGGCCTGTTCCGCAGTTTTGAAAGTTTCCACCGGCAATTTACGGTGTTGAACTTTAAAAGGACGTGCGCGATCATCCTTAAACATCGAAACCCCACGCGGCAGATGATTGATATCTACCTTATTAATTGATCCTTTACGTCGAGCCATACTGAATCCTGTACTCTTTTTGTACCGTTTTCAAACATTATAAGGCACTTTTATGGGGCATATTGCATAATAAGCAGAAATTAAAAAAAGCTTTGTTTATAGCGTATGCCCTTTGCAGTCAGCCATTTAGGCATAAAAAACCCCCGCAATAAGCGAGGGGGTATTGGCGGAGAAGATGGGATTTGAACCCAATTTACCATTGCTGATAGTCAACTACTTACGCATCTCTTTTACTTTTTGTCGTGTTTCTGTACTGTTTTATCAGCTTTCATTACCTATTTAAAATATATTACAAATAAAAAATAACTCTTAGCGGCGACAAGAATTAGTCCCTGAGGACCAATTTTATTGAGCGTTTAAATTTGTTTTGACTGCTGAATTGTAAGGCGTTTGTAATCCTGGCATGGATGGATTCAGATTATTAAAAGAGACGGCTAAGATGAGCTACGATTTATGCTCTGGCTGTAAGATGGGGGGGCCAACTTTTAAAGTGATTCCTGGCTACTTAGCGCAGCTGGAGGCTGAGATGGCCGAAAGATGTCGCCGGACAGATCGGCTGGGATGAGAGCGGTGAGATCGTTTCGGACGCGTTCGCAGCACAATTCCGCCAGGTGATCGACAATACGCTGGCAGTGCTCGCGGAAGCCGGAGCCGGTCCCGAGCATGTCGTGCGAATGACCGGCTATGTGAC